CAATATAGCCTGCTGTCCCAGACACTTGAGCAAATACTCGCAGATCGTGCATACATTGCATCACATCCCGTGGAGTTGTGTGCGCTGGATGGAATGCAGGGTAAATAACAGGAACAAAAACATGGTCGGAATAGCCAAACAACTTCCCATTTTTGTAATGCCCAATGACATTTACCTGTGGATGATCTACAACCTTGTGATCGAATTCTTCTGCGAAGTCCACCAGTTCAAGAAATTCTCCTGAATCTTTTGGAATAACCTTGTAATCTATTTTTTTATCTATCATATAGTTCCAACTTTAACATTATTGATTGAAAACTCATTAGGAACATAATCTTTGTATCTGGAGGCTTGTTCGCTAATGGCATCTCTGCGGTTTACAATATTTCCGCACACAACGCAAGGCAAACATTCAGTTTGTGTAGATGAAACAAAATTGATCGAACTGTATAGAGGAACGATTGCGTCATCGGAAAACGGCATGATGAATTTGTATGGAAATTCAGTCACGGGTTCGGATGCTGTTGATATGCGAGGCATGGCTATGAGCAAGGGTTTTGAGAACGATATTCTTGTGCCGCTGCGTTTGCGGCTTGTTCGGCAAGAATTCCCGCTTCTTCTTCAGCATGGTCATAAGAAATATAACTCAAATACGATGCAGAAGCAGTTGCAGATACAGTTGGTCCAGAGGTTGAACATGGCAGATTAACAGTTCGGAATACTTTAGCAAACCAAGATTTTTGCTCATCTTGTGATCCATATCGATCTGGCAATTGTGGAATAGTAAAGTTTTGCCCATTTTGACCAACGACACAATAGCTTGTCTCGTCTTTTTGTGGTATCCCAAGAGATTTTTCAGGATAAGGATCCATGTAAACTCGGACAGTTTCAACACCAAGCTGTCCGCACCATTCTACAAGAACCGAAAAAGCTTTATCAATGTCGATTGTGTATTTATTCTCACAGGTTTCGTAATCTGCACTACGCTGCGATGATTCCGTTATGAGCCTGCGATATTGACCATTCAAAAAACCAAGACTTTCAATCTCGTCTTGATATGGAGTGTCTTTATATTGCCATTCTTGGGTGACTGCCAAAAGTTTCTGCTTCAAAACTTCTTTGTATTTTCCCTTTCCTCCTCGAAATGACACTCGCACATCAGTCTCCCCCCCTACTTCCATTGCATCGATTTCTGCAAATATGAATTGTTTTAAATCCATCCCGTCTCCAAGGCGAGCGGTTTCAAATTGAGAATAAATGCGATTATATTTCTTTTCTGTTGTTCCATCCGCCTGAATTTCTAACCATGAATCGATTCGTTCTGGAACAAAAGCCTCCCACAAATGGTTGTAGCTTCCATCCGCAGTAGCAGCATAATCGACGCTAAAATGGAAACACCTCTGCTGCCCTTCCACGGTGCCTGTGGTCCACTCTACGGGTCGAGTCCCCGTCCACACGCCAGACCACGCAGGAGTCCTTGCCTGCGCCCATTCGGACGCTGCGGCATAGTCGAGAACCATTGTTTCAGAGTTCAATTTCTCTAAATAGGGAACAGACAGCAGCAAATAGTTTTCAAACGATGTGGCACAGATTTTTGTATTATCTCCAGCCATATATCGCTTCGTTCTTGCCATCTCCACATCTTTGTAAAGCACCTGTGAAGACAAATATGAAGCTGCCGCCACATCCGCCGCAACAAGACCCCCCTGCGAATACCACCACATTTGCCCCGCTTGAAAAGCAATGGATTTTCCAGCAACACACCCAACTGTTGGGTAAAGCGTATTTTGAAAGTTTGGCGTTGATGTCCACGCAGCACGATCAAGAACACCAGAGGCTAATGAAAATGTTGATCTATCTGTGAAAACAATCAGTCGGGTGCTGGTATCCTGACCGACATAGCTAACCAATCCAGTTACAGGTCTTGAAAACAGAAAATCTCCTCGTCCCGCTCCTGATTTTCGCTCATTCCAACTTGTAGGATCACCAAGATCACTCGCAAGCACTATGTTTTTATCTGCCACCCAGAGTCTATTCCCACTAAATGCCATCCAATAGCCCGTTGGGATGTCCCTGCTTTGTGTTCCTGTGCGATTGCTCCCATCCCAATAGGCAGGAGCGGATATGCCGTCTTGGATGAAAACCATTCGGTGTGATGGTGTGACAATTTCATCTTTACCAGTAGAGAGGTTTGCAGTCTGCGTTGCTAAAGTGAAAACAAACTGATCAACATTTGGATTCAGTTTAATCCCAGATAGCTTGTAATCGCTCCAGTTTTTTGGCTGCTTCAAAGGAAATGGCGACCAGTAAACATTTCCGTCCACAGCAAAAACCATGTAAGGAATTTCATCGGCTATAACCCCGTTTCCATCTACATCAAAAATTTTCGCCGCAGTCGTTATTTCGTTTCCATCTACGATTTGAACTGATGCAGATTCTTTTTGTTTATTTGCCGCAAAGAAAATGCCTCCTTGAAAGTTGCCGGGAGGCAATGACAGTCGCATGGCATAGCCGGGACGAGTTTGTGCTATACCTCCTCGCACTTGGATATTTACACCCCACTTGAATTGATTTTCGGCTAATGCCCAAGGATTGCGAACAGAGTTAACGCCAGCAAACCACCCAGAGGTCACTTTAACAACTCTGCCAGTCGTTAGTGCTTCCGATTTCATTAGAAAATAACTACATCAGTCCCGTCACCATAGGTGATATTATTAATCTGCGGCGGGGTCATTGCGTGACCATCAATATATTCCTGTTGATTCTTGAGATATGCCAAAGCAATCTGCCAATACCTTGCGCTTTGGTCCGCAAAATCCTTATCTTCCATGTCAACGGCATGAATCGCCGCAATAATTGCCCGTTCATGCTCAATCGGAATGTAATCATATTTGCTGGTGATGAATGGTGGAGTGACACGATAAGCGATTCGCGCCCAAGCGCAGTTTTTCCCAAGACGAATTCTGCGATACTGCGGGTTGACCTCTGAAGGATGGTAATAACCTATCAGGGTCATGTCATTTGTGCGACCATAATCCCAAGCATAAAGACTGACATAGCCACTCGTAATAGGTTTTTCGATTTGGGAAATTGTTTTTACAAAAATCGCATCATCGATAGCGTCCAAAAAGAATGTTGATTCAGCAGTAGAACCAGAAGTCGTGTATGAAATCCTGCCTGCTGTGCTGGCGAGATTTTGAGCGTTTAGCTGCGTATCATAAAGCTCAAATTCGTTCTGGTTAACTCGTCTTACATAATAGGTGGTTCCCGCAACAAGTCCTGTCGGCAGCGTGTCTCCATTTGAAGGTCTGGCAGTTAGTGCTTGTCCTGTTTCATAAACGCTATTCTCAGCAAAAATAGAGGTCGAGGCTTGTGGCTGAATAATGCGCTCAATGTCCAATGACAATTGACCAACGCCGGGAGTCGTAATCGGCACAAGAACTCCTGCTGTCGTGTAAACCCTAACATTATCTCCAAATACTTTTACCTTATAATCCGTTCCTGCAACCAGAGGAGATGGAAGTGTTCCAGAAGTGCTAAATCTTACAATTTCATCCTCCTGAATATAGAGTGTATTTTCTGGTTCAATAAGATTTTGATATGGTTCAGGTTTCGCATTGAACCGAATTCCGTAATAAGTTTGTCCAACTCCAAACGATATAACGCTAATAATTCCGCTTGTTTTAAATGCTGCTGCATTCGTGGTTGTTGCTGCACCAAGACCACTCGTTACAGTATAGGTAAACTGATTAAGTGCAGGAGCAGAGATTACAATAGCTTGTGATTTATTGTATTCAGAAGGAGAAACGCCAGTAATGGCAACAGTATCTCCTGCAATCAACCCATGATTTACAGCAGTCGTAACTGTGGCAGTAGTAAGTAGAGATGTTATTGACGAAATAGCAATGTTTTGCCCATTCGCAATTAAACCAGCATTTGCATTTTGCAAAGTATTGTATATTCTTGCTGTTTCGGATGTAATAACATTCAAATAAAATGGTGTTACACCATTGTCTATTACAGGACTCGTTGTTGGTAGCACAAAATCTGTTCCAAAATATATGGTCTGTCCTGTTGCGAGGCTTGAAAAGTCTCCTAACCATCTGTTTGTAAAATTAAC